AAATACTTAAAATTCTTTGGGTATGCGGAGGCTAAGTCTAAAAGAATAGAATCGGTGACTAGCTTTAGATTATCTTCCAAACTACTGCTACTGTAAGACGCTACTCCCGCCTTCTTGGCTATCTCAGGAGTCCATGTCCTTAAGTTTTTAAATAATGGAGACCCTGTGCCTAAGGCATACCAAATTAAGAAGGGGACATAGGACTCCCAAAGAGGAATAATCTTACCGTCTAAATCTAATATACTGTTTACGACTATCGCATTTAGTGCAGATCTAAGAGCTTGCTCCGTACCAGACTTTTTGTAAATATCTGCGGCTACTCTTAACTGATGCCTCCACTTCTCCGATTGGTTTCCTCTAAGTTTAAAGCCAATTAAATCAGCAATATACTTAATGTTATCTTGATCGACATCTTCAATATCATAAATGTATTGAAGGTTTTCTACCTGATCTGATATGTCCGCGTAATGAAAACCCAGTGCGGTTAAAATCTTTCTGTGAGGTCCATCGGAAACGCGATCCTCATTAATTAAATTTGCGTCAATAAAGTTATCGAAGGAGTCTTTTACTGTGTAGTCCTGTCGGTCGATAGCTAATGGAGAATAAATGACATCTATTAATGTTTTTAAACTATCAAGCTTTTGTGTTCCACTAGTATACGTCGGAAGCTCGCCCGAACTAGTATCCGTTACTGAATCGGACACTCCAGACAAGAAGGGAGAAGAAATATACTGCCCGAAAGAGCAAGTTTCCACATTCTTCCATAGATACTCGGTAAGACCTTTTACCCCATCTACCGTTTCTAAAGTGTCTCCCAAGTATAACTTGGCTAAATTATCTACAACGAAAGAGGACGGAGAATAGTTCAGTCCTCCTAAACCTGAAGTATTGAGGAAGTAAAACCACCCTAGGTTATCTACTAAATAGTTATGAATGCTACTAGCATCACTGTTTCCGGTGTACGCGGACAACTCTGTAGTGTTACCCTCTATTGTTCCTGGCGTATTCGTCCCAGGAGGAATGAGTTTAGGTATTAACGTAGAGGATAAATAGCTCTTAAACTCTGCACTGGTGTCGTAATCGGAATATCTAATCCCTAAAGGAAGTAATATTTTTTCGTTAAAGCTCTGCGTAGTTACTTTAGTTAGCTGGTTTTGCTTTACAAAATACTGCGCTATGCCTGTTAAATTGCTTAGATCACTAGTTTGCGTTCCAGGGACAGATGATAGGGACAGCACACCAGAAAGGTCTTTTGCTACCTGGAGGTGGGTATTGATCACCTTAGATAACGGATTTATCTCAGTCCCACTTAAAGCTAAATCCTCTTGAGTATACAAGTTAGGAGTCAATAGCTCCAAAAGTTCTACATAGTTAGACTTGTAGAACTTTCTTGGGTTAGGCGTATACTTACTATTATCTACCATTAGGATAGGTACTCAATATTTATGGTTAAGTTATTTAGTTGGATTATTTCATTAAAATCAATTCTAATATCTTGATTTACATTATCTAATGTGGAAAACCTTACTTCATTAACTTCAAAAATCTGTCTGTTAAGATCAGACACTATAAGGTCTTCTCCAAACTCAGTATTATCTATACTAAGGTAGTTGGTAATCTTATCTCTTACCTTAGCTTTTATTGAATCTTCGTTCTGCTTTTGTTCTTGATCTATTCTAATTGTACAAACAAGATCCAATGTTCTAATTAGGCCATCTACAATAACAATATCATCCGTCATCATTTTCTTTTGATTCATAGCGGCAAGAAGCTGAGTCTTAAAATTGCTAGTCGCTCGTTGAAGTTGGCTGTCACTAGCTTTCTCTAATAAGTAAATATCAATGGTATTTGCCGAAGAGTAAGCATTTCTTGTAGCTGCTGTCGCCTTGCCCACAGTACCAAAAGTGCTAATAAACGTGTTAGCAAACGTAGAGTAATCAGTAAGTGTAACTAGTCTATCTTGTCGTCTAAAAGTTAGGGGTGCGTACTTCTTAGCGTGAGCTATCGACTCTGCGTTAGAGCCTCCAGTAGCCTTAGAAGTGTTTGTTAGTGTGCCAGCAAAAGTGTTATTAGAGACATCCTCTGCTACGACTGAGGTTGCTAAAGCTCGTCGCGCTAAGTTCCCTCTAGTGCCTCCCCCGACTCTGTATGTTACTGTGTAGGTAGATGAGTCTGGAGGAGATATCCCCGCTACTCCGACTTCTACACTTCCTTCTACTACAGGACCATCCGCAAGAGGAATTGTTTTTTGTCCCTCTGTGGCTGCAAACTCCCCAGCCTCTACAACTAAAGATCCCTCCTGGACAACTAAGTTAGAAAATACATTTCTGTCTGTACCTTCCCCTTCTGCGGCTGGATCTAAAGTAATATTAGCTTGTCTAGTGGCTTGATCTACTAGTCCATTAACTACTTTATAAAGTGTGTACGTTACCTGCGCCCCGTCTTCTGGGGAAAGCACCTCAAAGGTTCTTTGCGCTGGGGATATTGTGATCGCTCCCGTAGACGCCAGAGAATCTTGAAAAGTTATTTGGGCATCTGCTGCCGCAGATAAAGGACCCCGCATCCTAACTCCAATAAGCTCAAGTAGCTTTTTTACACTCGTCCTTTGTTGCGCTGTAGCTATGTAGTTTTCGTTCGCAAGCATGTCCGCCTTCATAGACATAACAGCACCTTGGTATGCAGCAAGTTCAATAAACATCATACCTAAATCAGACTCTACAAAATATTTATATTCGTCCGGGTAAGCCGCTTTAACGTAATTAATAAGGGAGTCCCGTAAGGAGAGGAAATCCGTGGCGGCGAAATTTATTAAGTCTACCCGTCTATTAAGAGCCATTGGGGCTAGCTTCATAAAGTCGGACGTTATCGTTCCTGAAAAATTCATGTTATTTTTGCCTCTACATCAAATACTTCTAGGTCATCCGTAGAAAGTTGTATGGACAAAACGACCCTTATTTGGTTTCCGCCAGCGGCGTCATACTCCCCTGTTTCAAAAACTCCCACCTTAACTAATCTTGCCCCTACAATATACTCTCTAAAAGATGTCGCTATAGTATCTCTAATATCATTAAATAGTTCTTGCGTTATAGGCTCGAATAAGTATTTTCTTAAATTGCACCCGTAGTTCGGAAGCATAACTCTTTCGCCTTTTTCTGTTCTTAACAACTGAACTACCGCCTGCCGTATCATCGACCTGCCACTATTCTTCTTAAAAAAGCCACCAGAGTATTTTTCTGCGCCTAAAGGAAAGGTTAGACCATAGACCTCCTGTCGCTTGGCCCTGGGTGCCTGCTCTTCGTATTTGGTTGGCCTTCGTCCATACCGAAAAATTGTAGTGTTAGCTGCCATTAGATTTTAATATTCTTGAAGAAGCCCCGTTGAGCGTCAAAATTCTTTTTCGCCTCTGTACTATCTAGTGCTTTAGAGTAAAATTTGAGGCTTCCAACGTGGCCGCGAAGACCGCTAGTTATACCGCCTCTGTCCCCTCCCATGAAGTTTCCTCTGTAGTACATCCCATCAGTATAACCACCGCCTACTATCCAAGGAGTGTAGAAAGGATAAAGCCTAGGCCCTTGCTTAAGGATGCCTGGACCATCAACAGTAGTAGAAGAATACTCAAAGCTGTTAGGTTGTTTGAAGTTGGGCAGGGACGGAGGTTGATCAACATCTACTCCAAACACGGAAGCCACCGAAGAAGTAGCTATTAGATTGCCGTCAGCATACATACTAACCTTGTCTTCCCCTGGGTCGCAGGTAATACCTATTAGAACGAACTGGGATGATACATCTCCAAATGCCGTGGCAGACAGATCTACTTTCATCTTATGGAACGTGGCGTAATCTGCACACTCGTCGTTGTTGATAAACGAAGCAGAGGAGGCATCCCTTGATATTGTGGGGGCGATGAAGAAACTCAAAGAAGATACAGGATCGTTGTCCGCATTATTGTTACTATACCCTATAGAGTTTGCTGAAGTTGACAACTGCGTTATTCTTCTGTCTCTAGTAAACCCACAAACTAAGCCTCTAACTAATTGTTCTCCTCTATTGTTAGGCAGCATATCTAAGTCTCTAACGTCACCCATCCGATCAAGGTTAGAGAACCCCTCTTTTATTCCTACATTTTCAGAAGATAAAAGAACCTTTGTTAACGAAGAAGCTCCACCACTAAGCCAGCCTGTTTCCGCATCAGTAATGTCCGGGACATGCACCCAACACTCCATGCTAAACCCGGAAGGAGAATATGTTAGGTTTTGATACTCTTGCGTGTCTGGAAGTTTAACAAAACTTCCTAACGCTGAGGCGGCTGCGGTATCAGTGTTCTTGTTTCTAGTAACTCCTTCCAAGTACGGAATACCTAAGCCTGAAGCAAAAATATTCTGTCTAGACGTTCCTACTAATTGTGCGTTATTATACATATCTTCGGTAGCACAGTTAGTAGTTGGGAAATTAGTCGATGAAGGTAGCTCTAAATTAGTATCTAAGAAGTTGTAGATCGAGAACAAGCCATCTGTTACAATATTATCTGTTAACGAAAGCACCGTAGCCTGAGTATTGTCTGTCGAAGAAGGAGAATAAATAATACTACCTCTACCTATGGTGGGCACATTTAAATGTTCATAGCTCAGTGACCTAGGCTTAGGGCTGGATCTAACGAACTTGGGATTAAGTGGAAGAACAATACCGTTTACATCAGCTTGCTCAAAGACAAGAGCCCTCTGCTTCTCCAAGTCTACCTGAAGGTTGTAGTCCGCTAAGTAAGAGAAGTCGTTGATTGGTACTTCTCCGGGGCCATAAATAGGCTGTGTCTCACCACCATAAATCTGCGGTGCTTTGACTGCAACTTCAATTTGCTTCTTGCGTCTGTTGAGTTTATCGTTGTGGTTAGCTATCTCGGAAATGATTAATTGCTTTTGGTTAAGCACAATGGATGAGTCATCTCCATATTCATTTATGTATGCTTGCAGGTCGGCGGATAAATCAAACACCTGCTTATCCCTCTGCTGCTTTACCACCTGAAGGAAGTGATCTTGGTCGTAATACTCTTGCAAGCCTAGGCTGTCATCCACTCTTTGAATGTCAAATATGTTATCCGAAAACTTATTTAACGAGTTAATATCTATACTCTCACCTTTACCGCCCAGGTTAGGATCATAATCATACCGCCACCGCTCTCCTACTGGAATAATTCCAGAGATTGAAGTTAGGACAGGATCTAATCCGCCTGACTGAGAATCATAGTACAGTCCATCTTGAGTTAAGATGTACTGACCTGTAACCGTCTCTGGTGGGCCATAGGTAAGTCGAAATATTCCCTCTTCATCCAGGCCGGGATC